GAGATAAAGCCCCGTAGCAGCGTTTAGCCATACCGAGGCATTCCATCCAGTGAGCTTTGTCCATGCGCCTGTGATCGTGTTTTGCGCGTATTGGTAGTTCACCCCGCTACCCGCTGGCACGTTCAAAATCAGCATGTTGTTGTCGGGGTACTGGCAAATCTGCCAGCCGTAGTTATTGGCGTATGAGTTTGCCGCCTCACTAACCGAGTTCTGGATTTTGTCAGTCAGTGCCACACGTCGATCAACAGACGCAGATAACAGCCCCTTACCTAGCGGGTAGACGCCTTCCATGCAATTGATAGCCAAGTCGCCACCGAACTTAACAGCGCAGCGCCGGCCCAATGGTCGCCCAAGGGTGAAAACGCCAATCAATCGCCAATCAGTAGCGCTAGAAGGGTCGGCCCCTGAGTAAACAGCCACTTCCCCATTGCTAGACAGCACCACAAGATGATCGTCCGACCCGCTACCTGCGTCGATAGTCCACGTATAAGCAGCCTGAATGAAGCCACCCAATCGAAACACGGAGCCAAGGTCAAGCTGAGAAGCCGCGCCGCCGATTGAGTTAACCGGCAGATACCACACGCGCATCGAATTCTTTTCAACGAAGAAAAGGCGATTCTTAAATAGCTGCGCATGGGCTAGTAGGGTTGTGGTGACACCCGTAATCGCTGGGGTCGAAGCCCCATCAACAGAAGTCCATGCCGTCCCATCCCACAAACGAGGCTTATCCACCCCGTTTACAAGGTAAAGGAACGAGCCACCCGGCGTGGTGATCTGGGCGTTTTCCCACCGCGCATTACTCAAACCCGTTTGAACCGCTGCGCCCACTGCGCCTGCTGTTGTGACGTTGTAAATGGCAGTCCCAGCCGCTGCAAACAGCGTAGAGCCGCCGGTAGTGGGTAGGTACTCTACAAGCGTCTCAACAGTCGCAGGCAGGCCGGTAACGTGATTGGCGCTACCTTTGCGGATTGCCAGATATGAGGGATAGGGCCACCAGTTATCCATGATGACCGCATCGCTTTGGGGCATGTCTGCGATAGAGTCTCGATCATTTAGCCCCCCGACTGGCGCTGGTATGGATGTTGCGGAGGCTTTCATTTAATCGCCTTTGCAAAACCAACGGCGGGGATGGCGTTGCCCAAGAATTCACCGGCCATTTTTGGTAGGCCCTGCTGAACAGGTGCGGTTAGCCCTTGCTCTTCCATCCACTGCGAACCCATCACAGGGTCTTGAATGTCTAGGCCAGCTTTACGCAGGGCGTAGGCGATAGCGTCAACAGGCACAGCCGCAGTATCTGCAACCGTGTTTGATGCGCTTTGTGCGGTATCTCGCAGTGCTTTGATGATTGCTTGCTTGTCCATTTAGCCCACCCAGTTTCCGTCAGGAATGTTCATTGTGGTCATCAATACTGTTTGCCCCATTGGCGACAGACTCAGCCTTGGAAACGATTTGTCTTGTGCCTTGCAGTTTTCCAACAGTGCGCGGAATTCCGCTAGGTCAAAAGAGGAATCAAGTCCCTTAGACTGCTTCCACTGGACTTTAAGACCAGTAATAAGAAGGCTATCGGGGAACACAAAAGTATCAGTATCCGATTGGAATGCTGTCTGAGCCACGCCGCTAGCAGAGTTGATCCATGCACCAGAAATATACTCAAAACCAAACACAAGTCCGTTAGGCGGTGGAGGATTGATTGCATAGGTATTCCCAACGATGCGGAAACGTTCACGGGGGCCAGCATAAACAATGCCGGATTTAAAAGACTGCCAATCCTGCGCAGACTGCGGCCCCATCAAAGGCCAGCGGTTTGTTCTGTCCCACTCGGTCTGCGGGATTTCCTTGATGTAATCGGGGGGCAGGCTGTATTGAACTTGTGACCATTGCAGGGTTACAGTGCCCGAAGCTGTTGCAGGCATGTTCATTGTGACCTGTGAAGCCCCTACAGCCGTGATCTGGGCGAATGGCTCAATACCCAGTCCCGCAATGCCGAATTGAGTGCTAAGGCCCGTTACATCCACGCCGGTGATGATGTTGGAGCCTTGTGTGGTGGTGCCAACGCGAGAATAAGCAACGGTCTGAAGGATGTACTCTTTATTCAGCCGCTGCCATTCAAACTGACGAACTAAATCATTACCCAACCGATAGAACAGGGCCGCGAGTTGGCGGGTTTGTGGGTCGCTTGTACCCACCACGGAGACTGGACGATTAATCGCCAGTTCATCGCAGACTTGTTGTATCAGTTGGAGTAAATTCATGATTCAGCCGTTTCTTTCCGTGGGCGTCCCACTTTCTTTTCTCCGCTTTCCAGCATTGCGCGAAGTTCTGCCATCTCTTGACGCAGTTTTTCGTTTTCCAGTGCCTGAGCCGTGGCCGCAGCGGTGGATTCTGCGACGCCGAGATAAGCCTTGGCCTTCTCACGCAGATCGCGAAAACCCATGCCCATTTTCTGGCAATGGCTGTCGGTCAGTCCTGCGAGTTGCTCGACAGTGTGGCACTCAAAGTATTTTGACTCTTTCACCTGTGCGCGTGTGATTTGTGTCCACTGCTCCAGAGGTGTGCCGGTGAAGCCTTGAGACTCGCCGCGCTGATATTCGGCCCATGCTTTGGGGTATTTGTGTTTGTCTTGCTCAGTGAGTTTGCGCTCAATGATGTTGTTCGTATCGCCGGGGATGGTGATGCGGATAAACGGCAGGTCAGTGAAAATCGGGCGGCCTGCTTTTTCAGACTCCGCTTTCAGTTCGACTGCTTCCGAGTAAATGGTTGCGAAAACGTGGGACTCCCATTGAGGTTGGCTCATGGATTACCTTTCAGTGGTTGATAAGAAGATGGCCCCGAAAGGCCACCTGATTTTACGCTTTAAACGCTTGCTTTGGATACCCAGAGGCGGTCACCAGTTGCAGCCGCCACAGCGGGAGACAAGTAAGAGCCACCAGAGGCAGTCAGCAGGAAGGTTGTCGCATTAACGGTGCAAACGGCAGTCGATGCGGGAATGGAGGCGTTAGCCTGCACGTACACGTAAAGACGGCCATTGGAGCCGAACACTTGCGAACCCAAACGGGCGTCAGTCACTTTACCGGCAGCAATATCAGCGGCCAGAGTGATGGTGTTCAGGTCAGCGCCTACGCTGGGGGTAATGGAAAATGGAGCAGCCATAATAAATTCCTTTCAATGTTTATTTGTAAGCCGTGCATTCCAAGGGGTTTGCACGGCCCTGACTAAAACTAGTCATCAATCAGACAAAACTCCTTGGAACTGAGCGCCAGAGCAGGTCAAGTTACCGGCCCAGCCCATCAAGCGCACGATAGCGTCTTGGTTGACGGACTGACGATCGCCGCCGATTGGCACGAAGTTGCGATCACGGTGTGGGCGCAGGAACATGTAATTCGAGTTGATGAAGTACATGCGGTTAGTGGGGATAGAACCACCAATGCCGCCGTCCAAGTAAACATCGCAGTTCAAGCCTGCGCCCATGTACTTGATGGAGGTGAAGCCAGCAGCCGCAGAAGACTCGGAGGTCACGCGCTGGATGGCTTGCAAGCTCTCAAGGAACAGGCGGTAGTAGTTGTTGTCAGCCACGATCATGTCAGGGCGATCTGTACCACGCACCAACTGCACAGCCACACGGTTCATGTAGCTCTGGATGTTGGCAGAGGTAGCAGCAGCGCCGCCGTCAGTGGTAGCGTCAAAGGCCACGTTACGCCAGAAAGACCATGTGGCACGGTTAATGCCGCCGTAGGTGCCAGAGGTAGGTGAGGTGGAGATAGCAGCAGCCAATCCAGTGATGTCCTTGCCAGAGTTGCCGGTACCGTCGGAGTACACGCCAGCGCTGATTTGGTTCATCAACTGAGCTTCAGCCACTTGCACACGGCCTTCCAGCATGTCAATGATCTGCTCTTTGCCAGCGTTTTGCAGCTGTTCAAGACCAGAGATAGAAACGGCAGCGGCGTACTGCTTCAGGTCGAACTGAGCCGCAGAGATGGGGCTGTTCGGGGTAATGTCGATTGTGTCGTAACCGGAGTACGAAGATGCGTTCTGAGTAGAAGCGTCGTTGTACATCAGTTCTTGCAAAATCACGTTACCGCCGGAGAACGGCTTCACGTTGCCGCGCTCTTTCAGTTTCGCAAGCAAGGCGTTGTTTTTGGTCACCGAGTCAGCCAGAGTGCCGGAACGGCTCTGAATGGTGGTGGAGATAATATCGCTCAAATTGGCAAAAGAGGCCATGATTCAGGTTCCTTTAAATTGATTAGCTAAATTGACTCGCAATCAAAGATCGCAGGTCGCTTCCATTAGTCTGTACACCGCCAGCGCTAGGACTAGAACCTTTCACCGATACCGCCGCAGTTTTTGCGCGTAGGTTTTGGGCTTCTGCCATTGCCTTTTTCTGAGCTTCAGACCGTTGCTGTTCAATCAGGGATTGCCTGATGTCTGGATTCATCCAAACAGCCTTTTCGTATGCATCTTGCAGTGATGTGGCCTTACCAGTCTCTAGTAAGTCTGCCATATCGCCGCGCACAGCATCGAAGTGTGCGTTCCCAGCTTGAGAAAATTGCTCTAACTCTTGATTAGCGCGGGTTTGCTCTTGCTGTTGAATTGAATTATGCCACTGTGCCTGAGTTTGACGCAATTCATTTAATTGCTGCATCAAATACTGGGTTTGTGGGTCATATTGTGGAGGGTTTTGGATTTGCTCCAAGTTAACCCCGTACTGTTGCGCGAGTTGCTGGAAATACTGCGCTTTAGTCGCAGGGTCGCCATATCGAAGAGTATGGTCGGCCTTTAGCAGCGCTCCGATAGCTGTAGGAGCGTCCACTCCCAATTGCTGGAATGTCTGCTGATAAGGTGCAATCACTGCCTCATATGCTCGGGCCTTCTGCGCATGGGTTTTGAATTCCTCCACGCCACGGTGAAAATCAGATTCACGCCGGTTCGCCTCGTTGGTCAGAATCCGCACTTCTTCAGGCGTCAACGCTTCGCCTCGCTCGGCCTTCAAATAGGCTTCCTGAGCGGCAGGCTTCCAGCTTGAAGGGGCCTTAATTGGCTTTGGCTCATCGGGTGGAGTTACCGGCGCGGACTCTTTAGCGGCAAACCGCCCAGCCTCATCTCTAGCACGTTGCTCCGCGATTGTCTCTAAGGGTTTTTCCTCAGAGACTGGCTCGGGTGTATTGACTCC